TCAAAGCCTCCTGACGACCGCGATCACGCGGCCAAAGATGTTGAGTTCACCATCATAGGCAGTTTCAGGCGGCACATTAGGATTGTCGGGCATCATTTTGACGCCGCCGTCGGGCATAGGGCGCAAGCGCTTTATGGTGGCGGCATCGCCATAGCTGACGGCCCATATCAGATCGCTATCTAGCAAGCTGCGCTGCCCGCGATCAATCAGGATTACGTCCCCGTCGCCTATCGTTGGATACATCGAGTTACCCCGGCCACTCGCCCAGCAAAGCTGGTTTGGTGGACTGGCCGTAATCAGGCGTAACCATGACTTGGGGAAGTCTAGCGTCTCTGCTTGATCCTCAAAAATCTCGGTGTCCATAATCGCCGAACCCAGCCCAAAGCTTAAATCGATATGGTGGACTGGCACCATCTCGGCGGAGTCGCCAGGACGTGTGTTCACGGCATCCATCGGCAAGGGCTTTGTCCAGCCTGGGAAATCGGGAAAAGCAGCTTGCAGCTTTTGCAGCACTGACCGTCCAAGTCGCGTGGTTGCGGTGCCATTAAAAGGTCGGCTCACTGTCGAGGGAGCAACCCCGGCTCGCTTCGCAAGGGTCGCCGGTGCAAGCCCACTATACTCAACGAGTTCCCGAATGAGCCGCGAATCTTCGGTCAATTCATCCATACGCCAAGCCTTAGCATAATTGCTAATACCCCTTACCTTTGCATTTATGCACATTTGCCATTGCGTGTTTGCATAAATGCACTATGCTTTTTGGCATGGACCAAGAAGCAGTCATCGCAGACATCGAGAACAAGGCGTGGCAAGCGGGTGTTTCCATCCGTCGCGTCTGTGCGCTTGCGGGCGTGCATCCCACAACCTTCAGCCGTTGGAAGAAGTCTGAGCGGAACCCTGATCCCATCGGGGCAAACCTGAAGACAATCCAGCAGCTGTATTCAGCGCTCGACAGCCTGACGACGCCGAAGCGCCGCGCGTCTCGAAAAGCGGTGTCGGCGTGAGTGAGCCGGCATTCTTGTCGCCAGAGAAGGCACGCGAAACCGCGCGGCGTGTTGCCAGTTATCGCGCCTCAATCCGGCTGCAGTCGCAACGCGCCGACCAGATCCCGCAAATGCTGACCAGCGGCGGGCATTCCATCCTCAACAAGCTGATCGGCATGGCCGAGGGCCTGATTGCAGGTTTCCTCGCCCGCAATGGGATTGCGCCGCGCGACAGCGTGCAGGTGCGCAATGACGAGCAGCTCAAGTGCTTCGATCCGGTCGGTGAGGGAAGCGGACATTCGGTGTCTCCTGATCTTGTTTCCTCCCTGAATCCTATCGACGCGGCTGAGGCCGCGCACCGTCTAAGTGAGACTTCCAAATGAACACTCTGCTTTCCAATGCCACGTTGTTTGAGCTTGATCCGCTGCTGGTTGATGAGGGCAAGCGGATCGGCTTTCTGCACGAGGACAAGGCCGCTGCAATCGGTCGCCTTATGAAGATTGACGGGCAGAGAGACCCGATCAAGGTTGTAAAGCAGCCGAAGAATGATGCGCAGCCTTGGCGGCTGGTGACGGGCATGCACCGCCTGATCGGTGCGCGGATGGAAGTGATTCCTGTTTGGGCGATTGAGGTTTCGGGCAAGCCTGAAGACCTTGCCGATCTGGAAGCGTCGGAGAACCTGCACCGTCGTCCGCTTGGGCCGCTGGAGCGTGCCAAGTTTACCGCTGCATTGGTGCAAGCCGCGCGCGACCGGATTGCACGAGTTCATGGCGACATCTCCCATCAACGCCTTGGCATAAAACTGCGCTGGGAGCGCGTGAAGGCGCACGAAATGCGCCCTGACGAGGCATTGACCGAAGAGGTCAACGATACTTGTGCAAAGATTGCACAAGTATACGGCTGGGAGGAATCGGTCGGCGAAGCGCTGGGCATGTCACGCCGTGCGATCCACAATGACCTGAACCTCTTTCGGCTGATAATTGAGCCGTTTCCTGCGATGATTGAGCCGCTGGCCAATCACCCTGTTGTGGGCGGGAATGCCAGCCAGTTGAGGTTGATCGCGCAAGTCCGCGAGGAGGCTGATCGCCGCCGCGTGATTGAGGCGCTGCTGGCCGACACAGAGCTGAGCGCGGACGATGCTCTGATACAGGCGGACCTTGCCAATGCGAAGGGGCGCAAGCCGGACGGGCACGAAAAGGCTCTGGCCGCTGTTGTGGGCAATCTTGGGCGATTGAACGCGACTGAACAAAAGCGGCTCGTGCCGCAGATCGTCGGCCACTTCAAATCTGACGAAGTGAAGCGCCAGTTGCGCGACTTGTTGAACCGCGAATTGAAGGAAGAGGTTGCAGGTTCGGCAACGGCTGCGCTCCAGACAGCCTTCCGCGTGATCACTGCGCTGATCGACGGAGATGAGCAGGTTGATGACGACACCCTGGCTGACACTGCAGGCGCATTACAATCAGCACTGTTCGGCCTTGAACCCAAGGGCAGCAACTGATGCGCGGCGAGGTTTCAACAGGCCGGAAGGCCAAGCGCCACCCTTACGACTGGTATGTCGAATGGGGTTGGGAATGGGAGCAGATCGTAGGCGCGATTGGCCTTGAAGAGGCTGTAACAGGCGCGACGATATGGGACCCTGCAGCAGGCGAAGGGCATAGCGCGGAATGGCTGGAAAGCGCAGGCTTCAAAGGCCAATTCATCCTTTCCGATATCGTCAATCGGATCACGCCTGAGCGGTGGGCGGTTTTCGAACGTCCTGATAACATCAGCTTCGAGAACATCTGCTTCATTGAAGATGACCTAAAACAGCGTGACCGGCATGAGCGCATCTCGATCTGGTCAAACCCGCCGTTCAGCTATCGCAAATACTGGTTGGATGGGCGGCAGGTGATTGTGAGCGAGGCGTTCGTGCGCCGCGCGCTTAGCCTGGCCACAGACCGCGTTGTGATGATCCTCCCTGCCAAGTGGCTGGCGATGGGCAAGCGGCGTTCGCGGCTTGTCCGGATCGACCATCCGCCGCAATTCGTCCTGCACTTCTGTGAGCGTCCTTCGATGCCTCCAGGTGACATGATCGCAGCCATGGGCGGACGCGCATTCCGTGGCGGCATGGTGGATTACTGCGCTGTCGTTTGGGATGTGCGCAAGCCGACTTTGCCAGGTGAAACTCGCACGATCTGGCTGCCGCCCTTGGGCCTGATTGAGGAGGCAAACTGATGTCTCATCTGACACCCAAGGAAGCCGCGATCATGCGCCTGTGGGATACGGGATCGCTACTGGAGGCCATCGCCTGCGCAATGGGCATGCCCAAAGCGAACGTCGAGAAGGTGGTTTTCACCTTCCATGACGGCGGCGACCAACGTCGGCAATCGGCAGTAATGCGCCGTGGGTCAGCCTTTCTGCTGCGCGCAATACAGATTTCAGGAAAGCGCCATCGGAGCGTTCGCTCATGATCGGCCTTACCGCCCGCCAGCTTGAATTGCTCCGCTTTATCCGTGGCTACCAGATCGCCAACGGTGGTGTTTCGCCGACGCTTGTCGAATGCGCGGCGGGCATTGGCATTCAATCCAAAAGCATGATCCACACCATGCTTGCCAGCATGGAAGAGCGCGGTGCGGTGCGCACATTGCGCGGCAAGGTTCGCGCCATCGAAATCATTGAGACGCCTTCAATCCCGTCGATCAGCGGTGTGCCGCTTTACGCCGTGCCGCTGGTTGCAACCCGTTTCGCCACGTTCAGTCAGGAGCGTTTGTGATGGTAGCACTTAGCTTCAAGGGGCAGTTTGCCGCGCCAATTCTGGCGGGCACCAAGCGCCAGACGGTGCGTGTGCAGCGGAAGCGTCCGCCGCGCGCGGGAGAGCCCATCCAGCTTTATGTTGGCATGCGCACGAAGCACTGCCGCAAAATCATGCCCGATCCGATCTGCACCGAAGTGTGCCTGATCATGATCACGGTGGACGCCGATCACCCAGAGCTGATCGCGGGCATCACGTTTGATAACCGGACGCACCTTGGCAACGTAGCAATCGAGCGATTTGCCGTGGCCGATGGCTTTGCCGCCAGTGAAGGGACCAGCGCGCGCCGCGCGATGGGCAATTTCTGGATGCGCCACCATGGTGCCGGTCAATTCATTGGCCATGTTATCCGTTGGGAGCCAAACTGATGGCGCAGTCATTGGCAGAGCGATTCCGCAAAGCACGAGAAGCGTTTGAGGCGGGCCTAGAGATGGGCTGCAGCCCGCGCGATGCCATGGCGCGCAAGCGCTGGCAGGAAAGCGACCGCCGCCTGAAAGCGCGCATGGCGCAAATGGACTGCAGCCCGCGCGAAACTGTGACCCGTGAGGTCGAGCAGCCCGCATTCTGGTTTAAGCAGGGGGACATGGCGTGATGGCTGAATTCTGCCCATCCCAATCACTTTGGCGGGAAGCCAAGGCTATCGTCGACAGTCCTGAAGTGCAGGGAGTTTTCGCCTCCTGCGCGTTCGATGAGCTTAACGGAGACGGAAAGGTCTGGATTTGCGCTATCGTAAATCTGGCAATGGAGCGCGCCCGCAATGCGCCTGCCGATGTCATCAACTTGCCGATTATGCCGGTCAAGTTGGTGAACATGCCACGCCGGTCTGAAGACCCGCGTTTGGCGCGCGGCAATGACAACGGGCCTGACCCTTTGGGGGCACCGCGTGGTTAAGGCTCGCGCCCATCCTGATCAGCTTGGCTTCACCTTTGCAGAGCCGGTGGCCCGTTCTGGTGCTGCCGGATTGGCGGGGCTTGAGGCGCAAATTTGCAGCACGGTTGGCATGATTTTGAACAGCGATTCCCGCCCGCGCGAAATCATCGCGGCGGAAATGAGCATCCTTCTGGGCGACGAAGTGAGCCCGCGCATGCTGGATGCCTATTCCAGCCCTGCGCGCGCCGAACACAAGGTGCCGATGAGCCGGTTCTTTGCCTTGGTACTGGTGACGAAGCGTCATGATCTGTTGGACCCGCTGATGCGCGAGATCGGCGCGGCGCTTCTGATCGGTGCCGAGGTGAAGACCGCGCGGCTGGGCCAGATCGACCGCGAAATGCAGCGCCTAAAAGAAGAACGTCAAAAAGTGGCGATGGATGCGCCGTTAATCCGTGGGGGTCAATTTCAGTGAGCCAAGCAGCGCATCAAATACCAGTGCAGGAAGACGCAAACCGTGAATGGTTTACCGCTGCCGAGCTTGCAGAATTCCGTCTGCCCGGCCTGCCGCACGACAAGCGCGCGATGAACCGCCATGCACGTGACAGCCGCTGGTTGATCAAGTGCGATGCTGCCGGTCTGCCTTTGTCACGGCCGCGCGCCGGTCGCGGCGGTGGCGTAGAATTTCATGTGACCCTGTTGCCGGGTGCCGCACGGATCGAGCTGGGCCGCAAATTGGGCGTGACCACTTTGCTAGAAGCTGAAGACCCTACGGCGGAAGGCTGGCGCTGGTATGATTTGCAGAGCGACAAGGCAAAGTCCGAAGCGCACCGTCGTGTGGCAATCATTGCCGAGATCGAGCTGCTGGAACAATCGGGCCTGACATCGACCATGGCGGTCAATGCAGCTTCAATCGAGCATCAGGTTAGCGCCGCCACGATCTGGGGCTGGCGAGACAAGGTGCGCGGCGTTGCCCGCCAAAATCGGCTGGTTGCCTTGGCACCGCGCCGCAAGGGTGGCGGGCGTGAGGCTGATATTGATGATCAGCTGTGGACGATCTTCCTCTCGGACTATCTGCGCCTCGAGCAGCCCACTCTGACCAGCTGCTATGATCGCACGAAAGATATTGCCGCATCGCGCGGATTGTCGCTGCCGTCGGAACGATCCGTGCGCCGCAAGCTGGAGCGTGAAGTGGACCCGCGCGTTCTGAAGTTGCGCCGTGAGGGTGAGGAATCGCTCCGCCGGTCAATTCCTGCGCAGCGCCGCACCGTTGCCCACCTTCACGCCATGGAGATCGTGAACATCGACGGACATAAGTTCGACGTGTTCGTGAAGACGGGCGAAGGGCAGATCATCCGCCCGATCATGGTGACCATTCAGGACATTTACAGCCGCAAGGTTCTTGCGTGGCGGATCGGCGGCGAGGAAAGCGCAGTGCAAACGCGGCTGTGCTTTGCCGACCTTTTCCAGAACTGGGGTGTGCCCAAAGAATGCGTGCTGGATAACGGGCGCGCATTTGCCAGCAAGTGGATCACAGGCGGCGCTGGCAGCCGTTTCCGGTTCAAGATCAAGCCAGAGGAACCGACCGGCCTGCTGACCGGCCTTGGCATTCAAATCCACTGGGCCACGCCATATCGCGGCCAGTCAAAACCCATTGAACGCGCCTTCCGCGATATGTGCGACCGCATTGCCAAGCACCCTGCGTTTGCCGGTGCCTATGTCGGCAACAACCCGATGGCCAAGCCGGAAAACTATGGCAGCCGCGCGGTGGAATGGGATGCGTTCGTTGCCCAGGTGAACAAAGGTATCGCCGATCATAACGCCCGCCTGAACCGCAGGACCGAGACGGCCAAAGGCCGCAGCTTTGATCAGGCGTTTGCCGATTCCTATGCCGTCGCGCCGATTGGCAAAGCATCGCCCGAAATCATGCGGCTGGCGCTGCTGGCGGGTGAGCAAAAGCGGATCAACAAGGAAACCGGCGAGATCACATTGTTCGGCAATCGGTATTGGTCATCAGAATGCGGGCGTTTGCATGGGCAGACTGTGACGGTTCGGTTCGATCCCGACAACTTGCTCCGCGACATCCATCTTTACGACCAGGCCGGTGCCTATTTGTGCGCAGCCCAGCTGTTCGGTGATGTGCAATTCCTTGACGCTGCAGCGGCCAAAGCCACGGCCAAGATGGTGGCGGAATACCGCAAGCGGATTCGCGATGGTGTTGCCGCTGAAGGGCTTCTTACGGCGGCGCAAGTCGCGGCACTGCAGATCGATGCACCTGAACCTGAAATCACCGAACCGCAGGTTTATCGGCCTGTGCGCCATCGCGGCCAGACAGCAGCAGCATTGAAAGTGGCTGCGCAGGCCGCGCCGCAGATTGCCGAACCGGCACGATCAGAAAACCGAGCTTTTGCCGCGCTGAAACTTGTGAAGCGCGACGATTGAAGTGGTGCGCGGGACCGCCTGAGAAACTTTCCCGCGCACCTGTCCCACCTAAGAGACAGGAGTTCTCTACATGAATGACCCGACAAACGCACCCATCGACATCGAAGAGATGCGCCAATGGCTGATCGACCATCGCGCCAGCTCTCAGCAGAGCTGGTCGGAGATGGCCAAGCGCATTGATATTCCGTCAGGCACGTTGAGCCAGTTCGGCAGCATCAAAGGTTATGCCGGGGATGAGCGCAAACTGGCCGAGAAGGTTTACCGCTATCGCCAGCTACTGAGCGAACAGGCAAAAATTGATATCGAAGCGCCGGAACTGCCCGAATACTTTGCCACCCCGACGAGCGACCAGATCACAAGCCTGCTGACATGGGCACAGCGTGGCCGGATTGTGGTTATCGCCACCGGTGCCGGCCTTGGTAAAACCAAAACCGCTGAGGCGTACAAGGCCTGCTTCCCCAACGTGTTCATGGCGACAATGAGCCCATCGACGGCTGGCGTGAACAACATGCAGATCGAAGTTCTGGAGGCCATGGGCGAGCGCGATGCGGTGGGAACGCCGCAGAAGCTTTCGCGCCGAATCCGCGACCGCGTGAAGAACATGTCAAAGCCGCTGATCGTGATCGATGAAGCGCAGCACGTTTCGGAAAAGGCAATTGAAGAAATCCGCAGCTGGCACGACGCCACCGGCGTGGGCATTGCGTTGCTGGGCAACATCAAGGTGATGCAGCAGCTTGAAGGCGGCAGCCGCAGCGCGGCCTTTGCCCAGCTTTACAGCCGCGTTTCCATGCGCCTGATCCGCCCGTTGCCATTGCAGGCAGATGCCGATGCGTTGGCCGAAGCATGGAAAGTGGAAGACGATGCCGCGCAGGCCTATCTGCGCAAGATCGTGATGATGCCAGGAGGCCTTCGCGGCGGCACGATGGCGCTGGAACTGGCGTGGATGATCGCCGCGTCCGAGCGGCAGCCATTGGCAAAAGAACACTTGCAGGATGCATGGGCGCAATTGTCCCAGCGGGCGGTGGCAGCATGATCAAGGAAATGAAGAAGGCCGCTGAAATTGCGGCAGCCGCTGGCGACATGTTCAACCAGGTCCAGATCAGCGTTTGGCCCGGTGGGTTCGTGGTGTCGGCACATCTGCAGGCGCATCACGGGAACACCACATTGACCGAGACGGTGTTCTGGCATGACATCGTGACGGATCCGGAAGCCTTGATCGCCAAGGTGACGCATGTCGCTGGAGTGGTGAACCGTTGGTGTGCTGAGAAGCGCGTTATCAGGCCCGAAGTGGTTAGGGAGAAGCCACGGCTGGCTTTGATCGAGCGGGCTGATCTGCCGGTTATCAGCATGGCGCTTGTAGTGCTGGCGTTTTGTGTGCCGCTTGCTGGCGGGTGGTTCCTATGATCGGCGGGCAACCCTTCTGGCGCGACATCGATGTCGCGCCCGTGCCTCGTGCGCCGGTGCGGGAAGAGCCTGTCGATCCTGATTATGTGGCCGCTGCGACTGCGATCTGGTTTGTGTGCGCACTTTGGGATGTAGACCAAAACGCCCTGTTCTCACGCAGGCGGGCGGACCGCCTCGTGCAAGCACGGGCCTTGGTGACATGGATTCTGCGCACCGATCCGGCAGGCGCGATCAGCTATCCCAAAATCGGCCGAGCGCTGGGTGGGCGCGACCATACCGCCATCATGAATCTTCACCGCATGGCGATCCGGCTCCGGCTGGAAGACGGTGAATTTGCCCGCACCTGTACCGCAATCAACATGGAACGTGGTTCTTCAAAGGAGACGCATCATGGCAACTAATGCAGCGCTTGCGCGGCCTGCGCAGTTCGACCGCGCATCACAGCATCGCCGCGCGATGATCGCCAAAGTGCAGATCGCCCGTCAGCAGCTAGGAATGGTGGAAGACGACTATCGTCAAATCCTTATGGATCAGACTGGCAAGCTGAGCCTGAAGGATTGCAGTGATCCGCAAATTGCGCGGGTGCTCGACGTGATGAAGTCCAAAGGCTTCAAAGCCCTGCCTGGCAAAAAGGTAGCAAGCCATCCTATGGCGCTTAAGGCGCGCGCGCTTTGGATTTCGCTTTACCATTTGGGCGCAGTCCACAACTCCAGCGAGCATGCCTTGGAAGCTTTCGCCAAACGCCAGCTTGGCTGCGACAAACTACAATGGGCGCGGCAGTCTGATGCCTTCCGGTTGATCGAGGCGCTGAAGAGCATGGCCACACGTGGCGGGTGGCAGCAACATTGCCGCGTGACTGGCAAGCCGTTCAACCCAACTGAACTGCAGGCCTCGCTTTGCGCGGCAATCCTGATCAAGCTGAAGGACGCCCATGTGGTGCCTTCCGATTGGGCGCTGCACGATGCCGCATGGAAGTTGTGCGGGATCGAGAACGTGAAGACGTCGCCATGGACTGCCAGCGACTACGAACTGCTGGCCAAGGCGCTGGGCGACAAGTTGCGCGCTCATGGCAAAGATAATGGAGGGCGCAATGGCTAAGGCTGTTCCAGCGTACATCGACAATCAGGGCGCATTGCATTCCTCACCTGAACAAGCTGCGCTTGCTGACCTTACAAGGGTGCTGGGTCGGATTGGTGCCGAAGGCGGGATCACATGGGTTCTTGCCAAGTGCATCATTGAAAAGCGGTCCGAGATTGAGGCGATATTCACAGATATGGATGCCATGGCAAAATCTCATGGGACTGGCGCCAACCGTCATGGGTAAGCGCAAGCAACGGTCTGTTCACAAGCCTGTTGAGGTATCGAACCACGCCTTGTTCCGCTGGCTAGAGCGGACGGGCGTGGTCGATGTTGAGGCACTGCGGGCAGCGCTTTCGTTGGCGCTGGACCGCGCCGTTGCAGCCAGTGCTGCAATGGGAGCAGAAGAATTCCTGATCTTGTCCAATGGGCTTGCCTATGTGGTCAAGAATGGTGTGGTGGTGACCGTTCTGGAGCAGGACGGTCGCTATAAACATGTGCGGCCCATGCTGGACCGCGATAACCAAAGCGATGATCGCACCAACCCTGACTTTTACGGCAGCGATGCCTGATGAACGAAGGCCATCTCACCATTCAACTGCAAGCAATTCTGGGCGTCGAAGGATGCGTCCGGTTCTGTCAGGCGCTGGGCGGTACGCGGGTTTATGTCTCGCACCGCTTCAGCGATGACCATGCAGCAGTTGAGGCAGTGGGACGTGATCTGGCTGACAAGTTAAGCCGTGCGTGGGCACCGGCGACAATCCGCGTTCCACTTGCCCGCCGCGAGCGGGCGCTGTTCTATCGGCAGCAGGGCCTATCAGACGCCAAGATTGCGCTGCTGTTAGGCATCACGGAAAATGGTGTCGGCAAGCTCTTCAAACGAGAGGCAGACTTGCCAGATCGGCCCGGATCGGCCAAGAGCGGTGCGCAGCTAAATCTGTTTTGACTGCCTCATAGATTTCCAGCCCGCTTCGGCGGGCATTCTTTTGCCCAGCATAAACCCGCAAAACCAAGCCTGCAGCAGCGGGCAAATGCATCGACGTGATCGGTGTTTGCCCGCCAGAATTTTAGGCAGGGTCGACGGTCATGACTGCGAAAGTCTCACAATTGATTGACCGCGTGATCGGGGTGGAAGGCGGATACGTCAACCACCCCGCTGATCGTGGTGGGGAAACCATCTGGGGCGTTACCGTGCAGGTCGCCCGCGCCTATGGCTACACCGGCCCGATGCGCACCATGCCGCGCCCCATCGCGGTCGAGATTTATCGCAAACGCTATTGGGAAGAGCCGGGCCTTGCCCGCATTGCCGACCTTGCGCCCACCCTTGCTGCAGAGCTGTTCGACACCGGCGTGAACATGGGCACCAGCGTACCAGGGCAATTCCTGCAGCGCGTGCTGAACGTGATGAACCGGCAGGCCCGTGATTATCCCGACGTCGCTGTTGATGGTCGCATTGGCACAATGACAATTGCGTCCCTGCGCGCCTTTTTGAGTGTGCGTGGAAAGCCCGGTGAGGAAGTTCTCATCAAGGCCTGTGAAGCGCTGCAAGGCGCGCGTTACATCGGCATCGCCGAAGACCGGCCCAGCCAGGAGGCCTTTGTTTACGGCTGGGTCGCGCACCGTGTGGGCAATACCATGGCAGGTGCAAAATGAGCTTCTGGGATTGGCTCTATAAAGCAGGCCCCGGCTGGCCTTCGCAGCGCGGCTGGTACGCCTTGGCGCTGTGCCTGCAAACGACCGGCATTTTTGCGCTGCTGATCTTGTGGCCGCATTTGACCAACGACGAATTCTTCAAGGTGCTGGCCAACGCTGTCGTCATTACGGGCTGGGTCGGCTTTGCCGTCGCGGGCCGCGATAGCACCGTCGACCGCGAACAGGTGGGCAAGGCGCAGGATATTACCCAGCAAGTCCTGCGGCAGGCATCGCGCCGGGATGGCGGAGTCGAGCAATGATCGCCCGTCTGTTAGGTCTCTCGCCGGGGGCAACGCTGCGTTGGTGGCCAGTGGCGCTGGCAATTGCTGCGCAGGCTCTGGCAATCTGGATCATCACCGGCCAGCGCAATGATCTGCGCGATTGGCAGGCAGACGTTGTGCAAGCCACCCGCTTTGCCGCTGATCACCCCAAATTGGCGACCCGCGCTGTACCGCAGCAAATCCGAAATCTTGGCACTGGCATGGACCGCATTCGCACAGCCATGGCGCAAGCCAAGGCCAACGCACTGGCAGCAAAGATCAAGGCGGAAGCCGCCGACGAAAGCCGCAGAAAGGACGCCGACAATGAAATGGCTCCCACGTTGGGGAAGGCTCTTGCTTCCACCGACGCTTATGCTCGCGATCAGCGGCTGCAATGCCGGATCGAAAGAACGCCCGCCTATCGAAGTGGCGACGCCCGCGCCGATCTGCCCGGCACCACCGCGCCCGCCCCGGTCATTGACCGATCCGGTGCCGGACCTGCCATGGTACTCATCCCCCGCGCGGCTCTTGACGCCTGCACCACGCTGAAAGTGCGCCTCGACAATGCCCATGGCTGGGCTGTGGGAGGCGAGCGGTGAGGGGCGCGCGATACACCCACAACATTGGCAACGATCCTTTTGGCAATACGCTGTTCTTCGTTCGCCAAGATAGCCGCTGGATGCTGCAAAAAGCGGGCGGCGAGCCCATCCACCTGAGCGACGAACAAATCCGTATGATGGCTGACCTTGCTGGCGTTGCGAAGGCATCGGGCAAATGAGGGTCAGCGAACGCATGATCGAGGCTGCGGCTGAGATGGTGGAGAAGGAGCGCGATGACGAGGTCGCGCGCATCCAAGCGGCGCTTGCCGAAGAAGGCGAAGATTACTGCATCGAATGTGACGATCCGATCAGTGCAGCCCGCAAGGCTGCGCTGCCATCGGCAGAGCGGTGCATCCACTGCCAAGAGCAATATGAAAGGAATGCGCGTGCAGCTCACAGCGCTTAGTCAATGGGTTTCGATTGTGGCGCTGCTGCTGAGCGTTGCCAACCTGCTTTGGGCATGGATCAGCCGCCCGGCGCGCGATGTGGGCGCGCGGGTAGACGATGTGAACGACCGGATCGATGAAGCAATGGACGGCCTGAAAGGCCACGACCGGCGCATCCAGAGAGTTGAGGACGACATGCGCCACCTGCCCACCAAAAAAGACCTGCACGAGGTCGAGATCAAGATCACGTCGATCAAAACCGAGCTTGATGTGGTGGCCAAAGTGGTGAGCCGGATTGACGATTTTTTGCGGAGCAACAAGCCGTGAGCAGCTATGAACAGCGGTGCCAGGAAGACGCGCGTCTGGCGATATTGGCCGAGCTTGCGCAGCAGCGCGATGCCACGTTGAACAGCCGGTCATTGACCACGCTGATCGAACAAGTTGTGCCGCGCCGCACCCGCGAATGGATCGAGACGCAACTCGACTGGCTCGACACCATGGGCGCTATTCGGGTGACCAGATCAGAGCTGCCGGGCCTTGGCCCGGTGTCATTGGCGACGATCACGCGCGCTGGCCGTGATCATGTGGAGCGGCGCATTGTGATCCACGGGATCACTTTGCCTGCTGACGCGGAGTGACCATGGGCCAGCCAGAATCAGCAGCCGAACGGGAAAGCCGCCGCGAGGGACGCGGACGGCTTTCTTCTATCGAAATGCTGCCCGAGGAATGCGACGAGGACATTGCCTGGGCGAATGCCGAGCTGCGTGAAAAGAAAATGCCGCAGACCGAAATCTTGCGGCAGTTCAACGGGCGGCTGGCAGATCGTGGTCTGAAGGGCATCAGCAAGGGCGCATTCAGCCGTTGGTCTGTGCGGGTGGCGATTGAAGTGCGCAAGCTCGACGCCAGTCGCAAGCTGATGAACGAGGTGCTTGCGCAGCTTCAGCCGGGTGAACGCAGCGACAGCATGATCGCGGCAACCGAACTGCTGAAATACCGCATTCTTGAGCAGGTCATGTCCGAGGATGAACCGGACCCCAAGCTGCTGCTGAACGCCACGCTGGCGCTGCAGCGTCTGTCCAGCACCGCCGCGCGTGAATCTGCCGTGCAGCGCCGTGACAAGCTTGACCAGGCTGCGGATGCAACACGCGCCGCTGAACAGCAAAAGCAGGCGCAAGCCGAAGCCGACGCCGCCGCGCGTGTCGAGAAGATCGCCGGGGAGGCTGGCCTCAATGCCGACCGCATCGCCGCGATCCGTAAGGGCGTACTGGGGCTGGCAGCGTGAGACGGCCATCGCGAAAATTGACACGGGTAGTCTTAGATTGCGCGGCGCTTGCCCCGCTGTTTGCACAACTCGTACCTTTGGAACCGGATGCGGAACTGATCGAATGCACCGGCTGGCGGGACCGCACCGGCATACTGCGCCGTGCCCGCGCTCTTTATGCCGACGGCCTGCAAGTTGATGTGTTTCTCACGCTGGCCACCGGCAAGGCACAAATCAGCAGCTACAAAATGACGTGGCGCGGTACCATTTCAGGGAAATCGACATGATCGAATTATTGGGAAGCGTTTATCTTCTGGGCCTGGTTGTCTGCCTCGTGACCGCAGGGCGAATGGCTGCACATGAACCGACCTCGCATGGGCAGAGCATCATCATTCCGTTGGGCTGCGCGTTCGCATTCTTTTGGCCGATAGCGTTGGTCTACTTTGCATTGGTGGGGTTGGTGTTGGGTATAAGGAAGCTGTTCCGATGAGTGCGGAACCTTCTGATGCTCACATCATTGCTGACGCACCCAGCTGCTCCGACTGCGCGCATTGTTCCAACGGATGGTGCAGGCGTTCGGTGGGCAAGCACTTTGACGTTGGCAGCAACGGATATCGCAGCCGGTTGGATGTAAGCTGCGCGAATGAACGCGGCAGTGACCGCACGTTGACCAGGCGTTGGCGTTGCGGACCGGTGGGCCGTTACTTTGAGCCAAAGGAAATGGCGCTGCCGATGGTTGCGCCACGCGACACGGTGGCGGACAGCGACGGAGATGATGGCGCATGACCGGCGCTTTCAAAAAGGCCGTAGCGGCAGGCGCAGCGATGGCCACGGTGCTGGCGTCCAGCGCGCAGGGCGTGGAGCCGGTGCTGGCGCGCAACCCGGCTGCGTTGCCGCTGGAATTGCCACGCGGCGCAGAGATACCGCAGGACCTCGACCCTCTGGCCGACGGCGTGCTGATGAAACATCAGCGCGAGTGGCTGGATGATCACAGCGACCTGAAGATTGCCAAGAAGGGCCGCCGCACTGGCGTGACCTTCGCCGAGGCGCTGGACGATACGCTGATTGCCGCCGCAGCGCGGTCTGCCGGTGGCGACAATGTTTTTTACATCGGCGACACCAAGGACAAAGGCCGGGAGTTCATCGGCTATGTCGCGCACTTTGCCAAAACGGTGGCGCGCGAACTGGCCGAGGTCGAAGAGTTCGTCTTTGCCGATGAGCGAGAAGACGGCACCACCAAGGATATTTCTGCGTTCCGCGTCCGCTTTGCCAGCGGGTTCCGCGTAGAGGCGCTCTCAAGTCGGCCGGAAAACATCCGTGGTCTGCAAGGCGTTGTCGTGATCGACGAGGCCGCGTTCCACAACGATGTTCGCGCCGTGATCGACGCAGTGAACGCACTGCTGATCTGGGGCGGCAAGATCCGCGTGATCAGTTCGCCCAACGGCCAGCTAAACCCGTTCGAAGAACTGTGCAGCGAAGCGCTGGCAGGCAAGAACGGCTTCAAGGTCCACTTCATCCCCTTCTCAGCGGCGGTTGAGAACGGTCTTTATCGCCGCGTATGCCTGATGAAAGGCTGGACGTGGACGCCTGAAGCCGAGGCCGCGTGGGAAGGCAAGATACGCGGCGCTTACGGCACACGCACCGCGCAGATGCATCAGGAACTGGATGCCATCCCGTCTGATGCCGTGGGCGCAGCCATGCCCCGCGTCGTGATTGAACGCGCGGCAAAGGCCGGGCCAATCGTCTTGCGGTACTTCCTGCCCGATAGCTTCAAGATGGCAGAGAAGGCCCAGCGCAAGGCGTTGGTGGAAGAGTGGCTGAAGGCCGAAGTTGCCCCGCGCCTTGCCGCCCTGGACAAGCGCCGCCGCCATGACTTCGGGCTGGACTTTGCGCGCAGTGGTGACGGTTCCGACCTGATCATCCAGGAGCTTGGGCAAGATCTGACCCGGCGCTGGAAACTGGTTTTCGAAATGCGCAACGTGCCGTTCGAGACCCAAAAGCAAATCCTGTTCTTTGTCGTCTCACGCCTGCCGCGCTTCGGGCATGGCGCGCTCGATGCCACCGGCAACGGCGCGTATCTGGCAGAAGTGGCGGCGCAGAAGTTTGGCGCACGGATCAGCGAGATCAAACTTAGCCAGGAATGGTACCGCGAAAACGGCACACCGTATGTCGACGCGTTTGGCGACGAGACTATCGAGATTGCGACCGATGACGATGTGATCCGCGATCAGCAGGCGCTGCAGTACGTCAATGGCGTGATCAAGGTTCCCGATGATCTACGCTATCCGGGCAGCGACGGGCACATGCGCCACGGTGATACCGGCATTGCCGGAATGCTCGCGTGGTTCGCATCGCGGCAGGGCGCGGTCATTTATGGCTACGAGCCGGTCGGCAGGCGCGAGAACGACGCTTTCAACGAACCCGACGACGACGATGAAAACCGGCGCGATCCATGGCGGCAGCCGCTTGGCGTTCGCATGAGTGGCCAGGGGCTTGTTTGATGAGCGGTTTGATAAGGATTAAGACATGACGGGCCTGGTCGATCAATATGGGCAACCCCTTCGCCGGGAGCTGCTGACCCGCGAGATCGGCGGCGCGACGGTAGGCGGTGTGCGTTCGCCCATCGCGGGCTATCCCGCCAACGGGCTTAACCCAACGCGGCTGGCCGAGCTGCTGCGCGCCGCCGATTACGGCGAGCCGCTGGAATACTTCGAGCTGGCCGAACTGATCGAAGAGCGCGACCTGCACTATGCGGGCGTATTGGGCACCCGCAAACGCAGCGTCAGCCAGATCGACATCACGGTGGAAGCCGCCAGCGACGATGCTGAAGACGTGCGCCGTGCCGACATGGTGCGCGAATGGCTCAAGCGTGACGAGCTGGCCGACGAGTTGTTCGACATCCTTGACGCCATCGGCAAAGGCGTGAGCTTTACCGAAATCGTCTGGGATACTTCCGAAGGGCAGCTATGGCCCAAGCGCCTTGAATGGCGCGACTCACGCTGGTTTACGTTTGACCGCACGACAATGCGCCAGCCGATGTTGCGCGGCGGGATTGACGGTAACTCGGTGGCCGAGCCGCTGCCTGCGTTCCGGTTCATCTATACGCAGATCAAAGCCAAGTCTGGCCTGCCCGTCCGTTCAGGCATTGCGCGCATTGCGGCTTGGGCGTGGATGTTCAAGGCGTTCACCCAGCGCGACTGGGCAATCTTTGTGCAGACCTATGGCCAGCCCGTCCGCATCGGCAAATTCCACGAAGGCGCGACAAAGGAAGACAAGTCGACGCTATTTCGTGCGGTTGCCAACATCGCTGGCGATTGTGCGGCGATCATCCCGGAATCGATGTCGATCGACTTCATCGAATCGAAGAACGTCACTGCAGGATCAGACCTGTATGAGCGGCGGGCCGACTGGCTTGACCGGCAAATCTCGAAAGCGGTTGTCGGCCAGACCGGCACGACGGACAGCAAGCAAGGCGGGCTTGGGGACGGCGGCAACCAAGTGCACGAAGGCGTGCGCGAGGATATCGAGACAGCCGATTGCAAAACGCTTTCAGCCGTTCTCAACCGTGACCTGATCCGGCCATGGATGGATATCGAGTTCGGTCCATCCAAGAAATACCCGCGACTGGTCATTGCCCGCCCGAAGGCGGAAGACATCAAGCAGCTGACCGAGAGCCTGAAGGTATTCGTACCAATGGGCCTGCGCGTGCAGTCATCGGAGATCCGTGACAAGCTGGGCCTGTCTGATCCGGACAAAGGTTCGGAAGTGCTGCGCGCGCCTTCGGAAAGCGTTGTGCCGGCATCAATGGCAGGCGTTGATCCGGCTTTGCAAAAGCCGCCCGTTGCCCAACCACCGCTTCCAGCGCCCGCGCTGCAAAGCCAGCAAGAGGCCGCGCCAGCGCATAGTGCGGTACAGATAGCCGATGCGATTGCAGGCCGTGGCGATAGCGCCGTTGCAGGACTGGTCGACACGATTGAAACGATGTTGACCAAGGCAACCGACCTTGGCGAATTCCGGCTGATGCTGGCCAGTGCGTTCCCGCAGCTTGATGCGTCGAACCTTGCCGAAACGCTGGCGCAGGGCATCGCCACCGCGCACCTTGCAGGGCGTTCTGATCTGGTTGAGGAAAGCCAGTGAAGCAACCTCCCGATTTTTGCCCTGTAAGGCCTGTGGGGCGCACAAGCGCGGCGCTTCCCCGCAAAATCGTCGCAACCGCCTTCTTAGACCTTCTTAAACCCGTTTATGGGGCCATTGGGGGCCTGCTGTGAGCAGCCCGTCGGCAATATCCGGTGTGTTCGGAAAGCCGTTTGCCGAACAGGTTGCGTTCTTCAGGAACAAGCTGGGCAACCTTGTGCCCACGACAGCCTGGGACGACATCGAAGGCGCGGCGCATGATACCGGCTTCATGGTGGCAGGGGCCGTCAAGGCGGATTTGCTGAGTGATCTTGCGGCTGCCACCGATAAGGCAATCACCGAAGGCCGGGGGATCGAAGAGTTCCGCCGCGACTTCAAGTCGATTGTGGCCAAGAACGGATGGACTGGGTGGACGGGCGAAGGATCAGTCAAAGGCGAGGCTTGGCGCGTTGGCGTGATTTATCGCACCAACATGTACACCAGCTATTCCGCAGGGCGCTTTGCCCAACTGACGGCAGGCAACTTTGCCTATTGGGTTTATCGCCACGGCGGCAGTCGCGATCCGCGCCCGGAGCATCTGTCATGGAACGGCATGGCGCTGGAACCCGCACATGTGTTCTGGTCAACGCATTACCCGCCAAGCGACTGGGGCTGTTCTTGCTATGTGGTTGGAGCGCGGACAGCGGCGGCGGTGGGTCGCCTTGGTGGCGATCTGGCGAAAAAGCTGCCCGCCAACTGGCAAGCGCGTGATCCGAAGACAGGCGCACCTGTCGGCATTGGCAAAGGCTGGGGCTATGCGCCGGGGGCAAGCGTTGCTGACATTATCCAGAAGCTCGCGCCAAAGATTGGGAACTGGGATCATCAGATTGCCAAGGCATTTCTGAATTCCCTGCCCGATGAAAGCGCCGACGCCATTTCTAGAGCTTATCGCGCGTTGCCGTCCACGCAGGACGACGCCCGTCGATATGCCCAGCGGGTTTTCGCCGGGACGGAAGGTGGCACGGCAGATATGCGACCGCTACCACCTGTGCGCACGATGGGTTTGGTACCGTCTGATGACGCGCCCCGCATCCAAGAGCTTACCAAAACTGAAGTAGCTGGCTTTGACTACGTGTTCGACACCGATGGTGTGAAGCACGTGTTGCGACGGCATACCGATCAAGCGGTTGAAGCTGCAAGCGGACAGCGGGCCGTTACAGCGTCAGACTTTGTGCTGCTGCCGCGCGTCCTGTCCGATCCCGACGCCATCACGCGTTCATCCGATACGGGTTCTGCTGAAGCAGCCGTTGTTTATGAAAAAGTGATCAGTGGCGAAAAGTACGTCGTCGTGATGGCTGCGCGCGGCCAGAAGCGAAAGCAGCTCGCGCTAAAGACGATGTATATCAAGGCTCGGTGGAAGTGACGCGCCCCCATGCGGAACGTCCAGAACGTTCCCGGTTATTGGCCGGGCGCCATGATGCGCGCGTCTGGGAGGCCGTGTAATGCCATCTTCAGTAGAATTCAATGCCAGCAAAGCCCAAGCCGCAGTACGCGAAGCGATGCAGCGGCTGGAGGATGCAACACCACTGTTCCAGGACATCGTGGAATACATGCTCCAGGCCACCCGCGAGCGCTTTGTCACAGGCGTGGGGCCAGACGGCAAAGCATGGGCTCCGAAAAAGCAAAGCACGCTGGATCGGTACAAAAGGCTTGGTTACGGCAATTTGAACAAGGCGCTGATCGGACCAGGCCGCGCACTATCGCGGCAGGTTGTGGGTGCGGCCAATGCCAAAGGCGCGGCTATCGGTTCGGCATTGATCTATTCGCGGGTGATGCAAGAAGGTGCCGAGAAAGGCGCGTTTGGCACGGACCGGCGCGGGCGTTCGCTGCCTTGGGGCAAGATACCGGCGCGGATGTGGCTGGGCATTTCTGCGGCTGACGAACAAGCAATCATCGAAACCGCAGACGACTATTTGAGGCCGGTGTTGGACAACGAGGCGTGACGACAACACTTTGACGGCTTGACCTTCGCCGATCTGCGCGCCATTTAGCCTCAAAGCCCGCAAAACCGGGTGTTTCAAGCCCGCTTCGGCGGGCATATTTTTTGCGCATCGCGTGGGGCACACCCTTTCCGATGAAGCGCAAACCCTCACTTGTTCAAGCACTTTGCTCGGCTGTTGCAATGCCGCAGGTCGAAGGTGTGCCCGATTGGGTCCACCTGCTTCCGGCTGGTGCTGTGCGCACCATGGACGGGCGCGGACCATATGCCGTCAAATCATTGCAGGCCGTCGCCGCTGCTTCGTTGCCAGCGGGCGGAAAGCTGCCGATTGACGAATGTCATGCCATCGACCGCGCGCAACCTCTGGGCATGTCTGCCCCTGCGCGCGGCTGGATTGTAGAGCTGCAGGCACGCGAAGACGGGCTTTGGGGCCGCGTCGAATGGACGCCCACAGGCCGCCAGCTGATGGAAGACAAGGCTTATGTCGGGATCAGTCCCGCCATCCTGCACACCCAGCAAGGCCAAGTTCTGCAGGTGCTGCGCGCCAGCCTTACCAACACGCCAAACCTTCAGGGCCTTACGTCCCTGCATTCGGAGAATACCACTATGGATTGGAGGACGAAGCTTATCGAGCTGCTCGGGCTTGATAGCGAAGCCGACGATGCAGCCATCCAGGCGGCACTGTCAGCAAAGATGGGTGCCGTTCAAACGGAGCATTCGCAGAACCTGTTGCAGCACCCGGCAGTTCTGGCGCTGCAGTCGCAGGTCGTTGATCTGACCGGCCAGCTCCAAGGCTTGCAGGAAGACGGAAAGCGGACTGCCGCAACTGCGTTCGTAGACGCTGCGATTGCCGCTGGCCGGGTGGGCGTGAAGCCACTGCGTGATGATTACATCGCACTCCACATGGAGAACGCAGACCGCGCCCAGAAGCTGATCAACGCGCAGCCTGCGGTGATCGGCGCAGGCTTGGCCGACGCCGTGCCTGACCAGGGCGCGAAGCCCGGTGATCTCACTGCCACCGACAGCATGATCATGTCGCTCTTCGGGGTGGACGAAGAAGAATACCGGAAGGGCCTTGCGGCATCCGGCCAGCAGAAGGGGAACTTGTAAATGGTCGCTCTCGTCGGTCCGCGTAGCACGCCCGAAAAGGTCGGGTCAGAGCGCGCCATCCCGCTCACAGCCAACGCCAAGGTCTTCCAAGGCGCGATGGTACAGGTTTCCGCAGCCGGGTTCGGCGTTGCGGCCACTGCAACGGCTGCCAACATCGCCGCAGGCGTGGCCCGCGAAACGGTGGATAATGCCGGGGGGGCGAACGGCGCTGTCGCGGTCAAGACCCGTCGCGGGATCTTCCGCTTCGCCAACTCTGCAGCCGGTGACCTGATCACACGGAGCGAGATCGGCAAACAGGTCTTCGTCGTGGACGATCAGACCGTCGCCAAGACCAACAACGCTGGTGCCCGCCCTGTCGCTGGTACCTGCTTCGACGTGGACGCCCAGGGCGTCTGGGTCGAGTTCCTCTAAGGAAGCCCTGACATGCTGATCAATTCCGAAAATCTGAACAAGCTGCGCGTCGGCTTCAACGCCGCCTACCGCCGCATTCTTGGCCAAGCGACGGCCATGTCGCCCATGGTGTCGACACGCGTCCCTTCAACGCAAAAGAGCCAGACATATGGCTGGCTGGGCAAAATCCCGAACGTGCGTGAATGGATCGGTGCCCGTGTCGTCCAGAACATCTCCGAAGGTGATTACACCATCAAGGAGAAGCCCTGGGAACTGACCATTGGCGTTGATCGTGATGATATTGAGACCGACAACCTCGGCCAATACAATCCGCTCTTTGAAGAAATGGGCAATTCGACCGGCGGCCATGTCGAGATGCTTGTGTTCGCCATGCTGGCGGCGGGCTTCACGACCAACTGCTATGACGGGCAGTTCTACTTCGACACCGACCACCCGATTTTGGACAAGGATGGCAATCCAACCACGTTCGCCAATACCGATGGCGGCGCGGGCACTCCTTGGTTCCTGATTGACGTGAGCCGTTCGATCAAGCCCATCATCTTGCAGGTGCGCAAGGACTTTGGCGACATCGTTGCCAAGGACAAGGTCACCGACGAGAACGTCTTCGACCTCAACGAATTCCGCTATGGCGTGGATGCCCGCATGAACGTGGGCTACAGCTTCCCGCAACTCGCGTGGGGCTCGAAGCAGCCTCTTACCCCGGCCAACTTTGCAATCGCCAAAGCTGCGCTCGGCAACATGAAGGGCGATTACGGTCGTCCGCTCGGCCTTGGGCAGAAGCTCTTGCTGGTCGTTCCGCCAACCTTTGAAGGCGCTGGCCGCACGATCATCAAGTCGCAGCTGGTCAACGGCGGCGAAAGCAACCCATGGGCAGGCGCGGCTGAACTAGCCGTCGTGCCCTGGCTGAGCTGAGAGGGCTGAGCGATGGCAACCAAACGTAAGGGGGCTGCCGGTGTAAAACCGGCAGCTGCCATCACAGCGGAAACGCCGGTCGATCAAGCGGCACTCGCCAACGTTGGCGCGGCTGTCGAAGCGGCTAAGGCAAATGATGCGCAGGTTATCTTTGCGCAGCAGCCGGGGCAGACGGCCCAAGCGCTTTTAGCACCTGAGATCAGCGGCGGCGCTCCTGAGGGCGGTGTGACCAGCAAAAAGGCTCCGCGCGAAAAGTCGATCAGCGTTTCTGCTCAGCCGGGAAAGACACGCTGGCGGATCGGCAGACAGTTCAGCCCTGAAGCAACGGTGATCGCTCTTTCCACGCTGAGCGATGATGAGCTGGAGCGACTGAAGTCTGATCCGCAGTTGACCATCAAACCAATCGAAGACTGAGAGCGAACAGCCAGTGCCATATGCCTCTCAGCAGTTGCTGGTCGACCGGTACGGGGAGCGCCTGCTTTTGCAGGTTGCCGACCGGTCCGACCCGCCTGCAGGAACAATTGACGCAAGTGTGGTGGCGCGTGCGCTGTCAGATACCGACGCGATGATTGATGGCTATCTTGCTGGCCGTTACGTTTTGCCACTGGAAACCACGCCGCCCCTGCTGATCGACCTGGCTGCGCAGATTGCGATCTACAAGCTGCACATTTACGCGCCCGACCAGAAGATCGCAGACGATTACAAGGATGCGGTTTCGGCCCTGACCAAGATTGCAAACGGCGTCGTTCGGTTGCCGGTGGCAGGCGTTGAACCTGCCGGTGCCGGTAGCGCAGGCGTCGTGACGATTGATCGTGAGCGCGACTTCACGCCCGAAAACCTGAAGGGCTGGATATGATCCGGATCGATGACGTCCGGGCGCGGATCGAGGCGCGGGTTCCTGCGCTGGCGGGCAAAATGGGCAACGCCGGGCAGTTTGCCCAACTGGTCGAGCGCAACCAGATGCCGCAGCACACCTGCGCGGGCTTTGTCCTGCCGGGCGGGCTGCAAGGCGGCACGACGAATGCGATTAGCGGCCTGTTCACGCAAAGCTTTGTTGAAACGGCCATCGTCGTTTTGGCCGCCCGCGTTGCGAATGACCCGACCGGGGAGCGCGCCACCGATGAACTGACACCGTTGGTTCGTGAAGTGATCGAGGCGGTGTGCGGCTGGGGACCGGACGATGCACCGGGCATATTCATTCTGAGTTCGGGCGAACTGGTCGGCACGCAGGCCGGGACGCTGGTTTACCAGATCGACTTCCAACTTTCCGATCAATTGAGGATCACGCCATGACGAAGATTAAGGCTGGTGCGCCCGCACCTGAAGCGGAAACGCCCGTTGCAGTTGCGCCCGTCGCGCCCGCCCAACCCGAAGAGCAACCCAGCGAAGGCGGATCATACATCCGCAATCCGGACGGTTCTCTGACCCGCGAAGAGGAGGCCTGAGATGCCTAAGTTCTGGCGATCAAAGACGATCCTTGTGAAAACCGAAACGCCGTATGGCACAGACAGTGTGCCAACAGGCGCGGCCAACGCGATGCTTGTTTCGGACGTGACTTATGCGCCGATGGAAGGCGAAGACGTTTCGCGCAATCTTGAACGGACATTCTTTGGCGCGCAGCCATCGGTGCCGGTGGGCCTGCGTTGCGTTCTCAGCTTTTCCGTCGAGGCGGTCGGCTCCGGCACTGCTGGTACAGCTCCGGCTTGGTCTGTCTTGATGCGGGCCTGCGGCGCTGCCCAGGTCATCACTGCCGCAACTCGAGTAGAATACACGCCAATCACGGATAACCCGGAATCGGCCACGCTCTATTTCGACGTGGATGGCACACGCCATGTGATGCTCGGCTCACGGGGAACGTGGGTTTACCGGTTGAACGCGCAAGGCATCCCCGTCTTTGCATTCACCTTTACCGGGCTGTTTGCGCTGCCGAGCGAACAGACAAAACCGGTTCCAGTCTACACCGGGTTCCTAGCGCCACAGGTGGCAACAACGGCAAACACGCCGGTCTTTACGGTTGGCGGTACCACACTCAAGCTGCGCACGTTCGAGCTGAACCTGGGCAACGTGGTGACACCCCGCTTGCTGATCGGCGGGCAAAGCATCCTGATCACGGATCGCAACGAGACGATGACCGCGCAGGTCGAAGCCGAAGCTTTGACCGTCTACAATCCGTTCCAGCAGGCGCAAAACGCAGCGACGGTGGCACTTGCGCTGGAACATGGCACGGTCGCAGGGCGCAGGGTCAAACTCGCAATCCCTGCCGCGCAGCAGCAGCGCTTGACCGGTTACGAGAACCAGGACGGCATTCTTGAATGGCCGCTGTCGTTCTCGCCGCAGCCGGTCGTTGGCAACGATCAATGGAAGATCACGCTCGATTAACACCGGCATGAGGCGGCTCTGAGAGCCGCTTCACCGGCCTCTTACGCTACAGGAAATGCCCATGTTCAAAGTTGTCGCTGTACCCAAGTTCACCCGCCCTGTTCAGGTTCTTGTGCCGACCGATGGCGGCCATATCGAGCAATCGTTCAAGGCCACGTTCATCGTGGAAGATGTCGAAAAGCTGTCCGAGATACAGGATGAAGGCGGGCAAAAGGCAGTGCTGCAGCGCGTAGTTTGTCACATGGACGATCTGGTTGGCGATGATGACCAGGCACTGCCGTATTCTGATACCTTGCGCGACCAGCTGATCGGCATTCCTTATGTCCGGATCGCGCTGTTCCAAACGTATCTGACGGCGGTGACCAAGGCCAAGACGGGAAACTGAAGGCCGCTGCGCGCCACTGGGCGCGCGGCGGCAAGCCGGACCTGGCCGACGCCATGCGCGAGGCCCGAGAGTTTGGCATTCCCGAGGAGCACATCGCGCAGATCGAGCAAAGTCGCGAAGGCGCTGAATTTGAAGTTTGGGCTGACAACTGGCCAACAGTTGAAGCGTTCTTGTTCGTCTCAACCCAATGGAATGTGGCGCAGCAAGGCGGCGGACTGGCACCGGGCCACATGCTCTACATCGGCTTGGATTATGCCTGCGTTGCAGCCGGGCTTTGCGGGGCCGGCATTGAAGCCAGCCCAGAGATTTGGCGGGGCCTGCGCATAATGGAAGCGGCGGCCCGCAACACCCTCAACGGGATTGTGGAAACCGACTGATGACACTGAAAACATCCCTGGTCATTGCTGGCGACACATCGGGCGCAGTCAGCGCGCTGGGCAGCCTGGACAAGAGCCTTGCGGGCGCGGCGGCAGAAGCCAAGCGCATGGAACAGGCATTTGCCGCAGCCGACAAACAGATCGAGGCGCTGGCAGCAGCTCAGGCGCGGGCAGCGCAGGAAACGTTGAAGGCTAAGACTGCGTTCAATGCCGGTGACATAAGCCTTCAGCAATACAACGCGCGACTGCTGGAAACGAAGACCGGCCTGTCAGTGTTCGAGGCTGGCCACCGGAATGCCGTGACGGCATTGAAACAGGCGCAGGCTTCATTGGCCGGTGCCAAGGTGTCTACCGGCCAAGCAGCGGCAGGATACCAGAACTTTGGCCGCCAGGTGCAGGACGTGGCCGTGCAGATCCAAGGTGGCGCGAACATTGGCACGATCATCTCCCAGCAAGGCGGGCAGATCGCTGATGCCGTCGCACAGATGGGCGGGCGCTTTGCTGGGCTCGCCTCATTCCTTGCAGGGCCTTGGGGCGCGGCCCTGATCGTCGGAACCGGGCTGCTCGTGAACCTTGGGATCGAGCTCTACAATTCGGCGGATGCAGCAGACGCAAATGCAAAGTCACTGACTGACGTGAAGCTTGCCACAAATGGCTTGTCCGATGCGCAGTCGGTTCTGGGTAGCATGTTTGATCTCGCAACAGGCAAGATCAAAGCTCAGAACGAAATGCTGCGACTCAATGTCACGCTCACCGCAATTAAGCTTCGTGCGGAGGCCAGCGCGGAGCGGGCTAACTCAGAACGGACCACCAATAAGTTCTCGCAGGGCAACTTGGGCCTTTCCCTCGGTCAAAAAGCTGCGGGTGCGCTTGGCATTCCTGTTGGTGGGGCGGTCGGACGCGAATCACAAGTCCGGGAACTTGTTTCTGATTTCCGGTCTGGGAAGGTGGATTCGATTGGCGCGGCGAAACGTGCCGCAGGCTTGGATTTTACAGGCCTTTCGGTCTCTAAGTCAGAGTTCCTGCAAGCGATCAGCGATGGCGTGTCGGGACCAGGCAAAGAGAAAATTGCCAATCTGATCGAGAAGTCACTCGAGAAAGGCCAGCTTGACCCAACATTCCGGGAGGAAAAGAACGGTCGGAACAAGCGTAACAACTCGGCAGAGCGTGAGAGGAAAGCGGCTCTTGCGCGTGAAGAATATGGCGAAGGCACTGCCAAAAAGATTGCCGATATCCGCGACCAGTTCTCAGACCTGCCTACTGCTGTTGGCCGAGCCAACAATGCAATGCGGGATCTCGACAAGATATCTGGCGACCTCGCGCGCAGGCCGTTGACGCCGAATGTTAAGGCGTTGGTCGATGAAATTGGCCGCGCGAAAGCTGCGATCAACGAAAGCCTGAACCGCCCGTTCAACGACTTTCTAGAGCAGGCGCGCGAAGGCGCTGAGATCGACAAGCTGTTGCTGGCTGGCCGTGACGATGAAGCACGGGCGTTGCAGATTGTGTTGGGCCTTCAGGAAAAGCAGGGGCCGCTCCAGCAAGAGCAGCTGGACGCGGTACTGGCGACAGTACGTGGCGAGCGTGAACGCTCGGCGGTGCTGCGCGATCAGCGCGCGTTGATCTCGGCCAATGTTGCGGCGGTGCAGGATTTCCGTGGAGCGCTGGAAGGGACGGTAGCCGATGCGCTGCGGGGCCGGTTCTCGATTGAGCGGGTGCTTTCATCCATCGGCAACAGCTTCATCACGATCACGTCGAAGAAGCTGGTTGAGAACATGTTCGGCGATACGCTGCGCCAGCTGGAGGCGCAGGCCACCGGCGCGGATAAAGTGGACGCGGCGGGCACGCGCATCGCGTCATCGCTTGATGATGGGGCAAAGGCGGTCAAATCCTTTGCCGACGTGGTCAACACTGCCATCGCAGCAATCCGGGGCAGCAATGGTTCGTCCAGCGCGACAGCAAGCCTTGCCTCTGTTGCCGGTGGCGCTGCCGGTTCAGTGAGCGACCTGTTTGGCAAGCTGACTTCGGGCGTGGCGGAAAAGATTGCCCAGAACGCTGGCGCGATGGGAAGCGGCGGCGTCCCTGAGACGAGCGGCGACGAAATTGTCGTGACGGCCAACAAAAGCCGCAAGGTCGATCTATCGGGAACGAACGGGCTGCTGATCGACATGGTAGACCGGACCCTGCAACAAATCGGCGTCCGCATTCCCACCGTTGTAACGGCGGGCATCAAGGGCGCGTTGGCCAAGCTCGAACAATCATTACCGCAAGCGCTGCAAGGGGCATTCACCGGCACGGCAGCGTCGCGCATCTTCCTTGGCGACAAAGGCACGACCGGAATGATCGGCAGCGCCATTGGCGGCGCGCTGGGCGGGAAGCTGGGCGAGCAGGTTTTGACCAAAGGCTTGACCGCTGTCGGCGGAAAGGCGTTGGGCAGCTTGGCCGGGCCTCTCGGTTCAGCCCTTGGCGGCGTGCTGGGCGGGCTGATCGGCGGGGCGTTCAAGAAGACCACATCGGGCGGCGCTTCGATTGGCTTGAACGCACAAGGCAATGCGGGCGTTACCGGCACGGCGGGCAACAGTGCGGACCTGAAGAAAACGGCGTCGGGCTTTGGCGGGACGGTGGTTTCGGCGTTGGACCAGATCGCGCAGGCGCTGGGCGCTGACCTTGGCGCGTTCAACGTGGCCATTGGCAAGCGGTCATCGGGTTACATCAAGGTTTCGGCCAGCGGGAATGCTGCTGCCACCACCGGCAAGAAAGTGACCTCTGACATCATCTACAACGGCAAAGATGAAGGCGAGGCGATCATGGCCGCGCTGGCCAATGCCATTGGTGACGGGGCAATCAAGGGCGTTTCAGCAGCGGTGCAACGCGCTCTCAAATCATCGACCGATGTCGACAAGGCCGTGAAGGAAGCGTTGAAGGTTCAGCAGGTGGAGCTGGCGATTGGCGGCATTGGTGCCGAAATGGCCAAAGCCTTCAGCGACTTTGAGCGGCAGGCCGCCGAGCGTCTGAAGATTGCGCGGCAATACGGCTTTGACGTGGCCAAGCTTGAACAGGTCAACGCCAAGGATCGCCTGAAGCTGAATGAGAAACTGCTGAAAGAGCAGGTTGGCAGCTTGCAGGATTTGATCGCGGAAATGACCTCGGGTTCATTGTTCGAAGGATCATCGGTGGACCAGCGGGCCAAGCTGCTCGATCAGATTTCGGCAACGCGGGCGCAGGCAGCAGCTGGGGAAGAAGGCGCGGCAGACAAGCTGGCGCAGCTGCTGCAGCAACTCAATTCCGTGTCGCGCGATGCCTTTGGCACCACGGGCGGATTTGCGGCTGACCGGTCCACCATCCTTGATGTGGCCCGCGAGACCGTGGCGGCAGCAAACCAGCGGATCGCCGATGCCCAGAAGGCAACCGACCCGGCGCTGGCAGAAACCAACGGGCAGCTCGATGAGGCAAACGACCAGCTTTCACGGTTGGCGGCGCTGACGGGCGAGAGCGTGGAATATCTGCGGGCGATGTCAAACAACCTGTTCTTTACCGGGTTTGGCAATCTTGCTGCCACAGCCGGGTTCCGTTGATGCCGTCCAAGGTTATCCTGATCGACGCATCGCCGCGCCGCGCAAATGATGGCGTTGCAGAGGCGGTGCGGCTTGCCGGTGGCGGCGGGCAGTTCCCGTACTACTATAACGGGCAGCACTATCGTGCAGGCGTGGTGCAGCTGCCGACTATTGTTACGGCGATTACGTTTGACGGCGGTGACTTTGGCGCGGGCGGTGTTCCGCAGGCGGCGGAATTGCAGTGGGCGGCATCGCGCAAGGCAGACCTTGCCGCGATTGCCAATTACTTCTGGATCGATGCGCCAATCACCGTGCGGATTGGTGATGAGAATTCAGTGGGCACGCTGCCTGCGGTGACGATTACCGGCAAGGTGTTGAGCGCGGCCGTTGATGGCGGCGTGGTGAAGCTGCAGCTGAGTGACCCGGCAGCGGACCTTAAGAAGCCGCTTTTGACATCGCGGTTCGGCGGCACTGGCGGCGTTGACGGGCCGGTTGAATGGGATGGCCGGATCAAGCCCCGTGTTTGGGGCCGCGTGTGGAACCTTGAGGGTGAGCGGATTGATCCAGCCAATAACGTCTATTGCTTTGCCGATCCTGCGCGCCAGATCCAGTCGTTCGATGCCCTGCGCGATAAGGGTGCGCCAGCGGCGGCCATCAACGTGCTGGCATGGCAAGGATCGGTGGCGGCAACCTTTACGGCGTTGCAGGCAGCCGTTGCGCCACAGGGCGGCGGCGTGGCCTGTCCGTCCATCGCCTGCGTCAAGTGGTGGACCCAGCCTGCGGGCGCGCTGACAGCGGACCTGAAAGGCGAGATTGGCGCAGGGTACGTCGAGACCACGGCGCAGATCGTGCAGCGGCTTGTCCAGGCGGGACCGAACACACCATTTGCGGCCGGAACAATTGCGGCAGCACAAGCCGCGCGGCCTGCGCCGGTGGGCTGGGTTGCCCAGGATGACAGCACCGGCACCGCCAGCATGATCGAGGAGCTGCTCGGCAATTCATCATTGCTGTGGCTGCTCAACGCCAGCGGCGAGATTGTGATCCGTGAATGGGCATGGGGCGCAGGCGTTGCATCTGGCGTGAGCCAATCGGTAAAGCGGACATCAGTGATCGCGCCGGTGGGTACGCGGAAGCTGGGTTTCAAGCGCAATGAAACACAGATGGCGCGTGGCGATCTGGCAGCCGTCGTGCTGGTCGATGACGTTGTTTATGGCGACGGCACACCGGTGTCGCAGGCCGTGGAAGATGCCTACGCACTGGCCGCTGCGCGCGGCAAGGTGTGGACGACGTCAACGATTCCAAGCGTTGCGCAAAGCAATGTGGGCGACACATGGATTGCGCCGGATGGCACGTTCTATGAGCGCGTCAACGATGGCGGCATTCTGCTGGGCGGCTTTGCGATCAGATTGGCTGGCTTCCGCCCGCGTATTGCCTGGACGCTGGCTGCCAATCAGGTTTTGCGCGATACGCTGGCCCAAGCCGATGCCGCGTACACAAGCGCCAACGATGCGATTGACCAGTTGATTGATCTGGCGAGCGACGGCGTTTTGAGCCGCAACGAGAAGATCACCAAGTTGGTGCCCGAGAGCGCGCGGCTTGCCGATAAGTGGGCTTCGCTATCAGCCATTGCCACATCGTTGGCCGTAAGCACGGCAACCGCCAGCGGCGCGCGGACGGCGTGGCTGACATATCTGGCTGCGCTGGTTCCGGCTTGGAACGATACGGCGCAAGATACGACCGTATCACGCGCGGCATTCGACGCGGCGCGCGACGCTTATGATACGGCGCTTTATGAGTTGGACCGGGCTATCAAGGCCAAGGCCGCTACGGTTGCGACATGGGCTGGCCTAACCGGGACAGGTGGCCAACCGACCGGCAATGATGTGGCCGCGACGATCAGTCCGGGCGGTGGGATAGCTGCCAATCAGGTTAACACCCAGTCGGTTGTGAGTGGCGCGCTTTCAGGGACGACTATCGTTTCAGGTTCGGGAAGTAGCTCACCTTTCGCGGCGGTGCGCGAATTGGCCTATGTGACCATTCCGACATTGGACGCTGGAACTGTTGGCATCCGGCTTGGGCTTTATGGGCAGATCAAGGATGTGGGCAGCGGCTACACGCCCGGTTACCCGATGCTGCGGCTGTATCGCGTTTCGGCTGCCAATGCGGCTGCATACCTCGCGAGCAGTCCGCGCAATCCATCGGTGCAGGGTGTGCCGATGAACCGCAATATCACTCTGCCGAACTGGTCGAACATCGATATGGGCGGGACGCTTCTGTTCAACACCACGACACCCGCAGCGGGCGACCTTTACGTTCTGGGCATCGACGTAGCTACAAATCCACCAAGCGCGGGATCGTGGGCTTGGAATTGGCGCGCGGACATCGCGCTCGACATCGTGAAGAGGTGAGCATGACAATTTGGGCCATTGGGCGCGTTGGGCAGCGCCATCGTTGCACCGTTGAAACCACCGATCCGGCACATGTTCTAGTGCAAATGGAGCCGGGCGAGGTTTGCGCTCCAATCAGTCGCGGGCAAGCTGATAGCGAGGCCGGAGTGCGGTTGCTGGGGAGCATGGAAAGTGAAGACATCATTGCGGAGAGTGGCGATGCGTAAGGCGCTAATCCTGCTCGCCCTTCTGGGCGCGTGCCGTTCGGAAACGGCGCAAACTCCAGCGCCGATGCCAATCAGTGGTGTGACGTCCGTAGCCGAAGCCTTCACGCCATCTGATGCGAATACGTTGCGGGTGACGGTTACGGTTGGCTCAAGCGATCCGGCAATCGTCCGCCTTTATGGCTGGACGCCAGAGCAGGCCAATCAAGTCCGCGCATACGCGGCTGACAACGGCGGCGCGCTTGGCCGTTGGGCATTGGGGCCGATTGCATCGAAGCCGATTATGGCCGGGCCGCCGGGCGTGGTGGAACTTGCTGCGCCAGCGCGCGCCGGATGGTTTTACGCGGCGGCTATCGAGCCGCTTTCGGCGCAGAACGGCGGCACGTTTGATGTGCCCCGTGTTTCGATGTCATTCGGGAGGGATTGATTATGGCTATTGAACAAGATTGGGAAGCATATGCCAATCAAGGCACTTTGGGCGCAACTGATACGATCCTTGCTCGGACAGCTGCCGGGGCTGGTGTTGAAGTTCCGGGGAGCGCACTGGCGCGTGTAGACGCTTTATATGGAGTGCCAGCTTTGGGCGCTGTAGGTGGTGGGGTGTCAGCCAACACTGATGGAGCCGCTTATTTTGGTGGCTGTGCGTTTTATGCAGGAAATTTTCGGAATACCATAAGTGGCCAAGGTGGTTGGGCGGCCCGCAATTCCGGCGGTGTGTTTACGGTTTTCACAGGCAACAATCCCGGACCTGCTGGATCAATAATTGGAATGAGCGAGCGGATGCGCATCGACGGATCCGGCGTATTCCATTTTTGCACCGCTTCAGCGTCTGGGCTTTACAACGGTTCGTCGAATAACCCGGGAGTGGTCATCGAGCCATCAGGGACGCTCTTAATTCAGCGTAACTCTGGCACGAATTGCTGGATGTCAAAAGCAGCCGGATATTCAGATGGCGGTTATGTAGCCTTTGCAGTCAATGGCGTTGGCGTTGGAGGTATCTCTACCAATGGATCATCCACCTCTTACAGCACCTCATCAGATTATCGACTGAAGGATGATCTGAAGCCTTTGACTGGCGCGCTAGACCGCATTCTAAGCCTGCCGGTTTACGACTTTCGTTGGAAAACCACTGGAGAGCGTGCGCATGGGTTTATGGCCCATGAGTATGGTGAAGTGATCCGAGGTGGCGCTACCGGCAAGAAGGACGGAATGCGCGAGGAAATCGTCATCGTGGAGCCGGCTGTTGAGCCTGTTTTCGATGAAGCAGGTGGACTTGTGACTCCAGGCGTCGAAGCGGTGACGCGCACAGAATTGGTGCCTGATTATCAGGGAATCGATCAAAGCAAGGTGACCCCTGATCTGGTTGGGGCAGTGCAGGAAATGGCTGGGATTATAGAGGAATTGCGCGCGCGGGTGGCAGCGCTGGAGGCGATGTGACCGCTGTTGATCCGATCTATGCCCAATGGTTGATGGCGCAGGCGCTGTGGCAGGTATCTGCCGACGCCACGCTGAATGCCCGCTGGGGCGCGACCGCACAAACCACCGAGCGGGTGACCACGATTGCGATTGAGGCCGATGCCACGGCAGAGGCCGCGCGGCAGATCGCGTTCCTTGGCGGCAATGGCCCGCTGGCGATTGAAGAGCATGAGCTGGTTGGCGAATGGGCGCAGTACCTTGGCCGGATCATCACCTTGACGATTGACCGGCTCGGCTATGACGCGGGCCTCAATGTTTTTGTGATCGGCGCGCAGGACAATCGCGGCGCTGGCACTTCCATCCTTACCGTGATCCGGAGGCTGTAATGGGCAACGTATTGATCCTTTCGCCCACGCCGATTGCAGCGATTGCGACATCGCGTGGAAGCGGCGTTGCAAACCTGTTGACGCCTTCGCCAAAGGAAGTGTGGATCGACATAGCGGTGGGATCGGTTGCGAACATCGACATCGATTTTGGCGCGGTGGTGCCGGTTGATACTGTGTTCTTGGGCCATGTGTTTCCACCTGCTGCAGGGGCGGCGTGGACGATCACGGGCGGCACGGCTGCCTATACCACCACGACGCTCAAAGCATCGGGAGCGTTGCGCGCCGTTGATACGGCATCGCGCAGCCCGCAGCAGACGCATGCCTTCTGGACCGGGGCCGTGGCCAACATCCGCTATCTGCGACTGGCCGTGCAGCAGCCAGCCGGAAGCCCGGTATTGCGCGCGGGCGTGGTGATGGCGGGTAAGGATTGGCAGCCCCAGTTCAACATGGAATTCGGCAGCGGGCGGCGCGTGATCGACACCGGCACCGTGGCCAGCCTGCCCGATGGCGGCTTTGCCACGATGACCGGCGCGCGCAAGCGGGCGTTCAGCTGGACGTTGGGCGATTTGAGCGTTGCCGAGACCGACGCGCTCGAAGAGCTGTTGCTCGATCATGGCGAGACGGTGCCGCTGCTGGTGGTGAGCGATCCTGATGCCACAACCGGCCAGCGCAGCCGCATTCACTATGGCCTGTTCACGGGGCTTAAGGCTTACGAGCGGCGCAACGCCGCCCAGACCCGCTTCGACTTCCAGTTTGAAGAGTGGATTTGAGCCAGTTCTGAGAGCCTGTTTATTGCCCGCTTAGGGGGGCATATTTTTCTTGCATCAGGTGGGTGAAACATCGGTCGATCAGGGGTGTCACTCGGCACCCGCCTGGAGACCCTTTCAATGGCAGACCCCCAATTTTCCGTAGCCGTTCGCAACGCCATCCTTGACATCATTGAGGCGACAATCGGCGCCAACCCCATCATGCGCATCCGGACCGGCGCTGCGCCAGCCAACACGGCGGCGGCCCGTACAGGAACGGTCCTAGCCACGATCAACCTCCCATCCGATTGGATGCTGGCAGCGGCTGGCGGCAGCAAGAGCAAATCAGGCACTTGGGAAGACATCAGCGCCGACGCGGCGGGCAACGCTGCGCACTTCGAAATCATGGATAGCACTGGCGCGACTTGCCACATGCAGGGCGATATTAGCGCGACTGGCGGCGGCGGGTTCCTTCAGGTTGATAACGTGGTGTTCGCTGCCGCTCAGCAGTTCACGGTGTCTGTCTTCACGCTCAACGCCCCAGGCAGTTAATCCGTGACGATAGGGGCTAGTCCAACCCAGTGTGGCAATGCCCCTAGCGCTGCCAGCAGCTCCAGTTGGACACTAGCGACAACCGCAACGCTCGATCCGGGCGAAGTTGGCGTCCTGCGTATTGCGCTGGACAACATCACCACGACCGACGGCGACAACAACGAAGTCACGTCGGTCACTGGTGGTGACGGTACCTGGGAAAAGCTGGGCGAATACACCAACAGCCAAGGGGCTGGCGCGGCGGGCGTAACCGTCGCGACGTGGCTGTTTACGCCGTCATCCAGCAACGCATCTGGCACGGTCATCACGATCACGCTGGCCAGCTCACGCACGCAAAAGATCGCGGCGCTGGAGAAGTGGAACGTTGGCGTTGGTAGCAGCCTGCGCCAGACTACTGGGGCGGCACCTGTCGTATCGCAGGTGGACGCAGGCGGCGGATTTGGGTCATCGTCCTTTTCCGGCCTGACGGACGGCGAAAGGCTTTATCTTCGCGTCCTGGGCGCGGAGATGAGCACCACAGCGTCAGTCTCTGCCACCGCAGGTTTCACGGCGCTTTCCACGTTCCGCTCCTCTACATCCAGCCCGATATCCTTGCTGGGCGAGTTTCGGGTCAACACTTCGACCGGCGAGACCAGCAACCCTGCTTTCACGCCTACAGCGGACAAAGCGGGCATTTTCTTTGCGCTGGAAGAGTACAGCGTTGGCGGCGGCGGATCGCCCATAGCTGGCAGCGCCAGTGGCAACATCGGCGCGATCACGGGAAGCGCCTCGGCCAACCTGCTGATCAGTGCGACCGCCAGCGGCAACATTGGGGCCATCACAGGGGGCGCTACGGCGGCCCTTTCGATCCGTGGCAGCGCCAACGGAAGCATTGGCGCGATTACCGGGGCCGCATCCGGGCGTGTTGCCATCAAAGGCAGTGCCAGCGGCAATATCGGCGCAATTACGGGCGGTGGAACGTCCCGGCTGTCAGCCAGAGCCAGCGCAAGCGGCAGCATTGGGGCGATCACCGGCTCGGCCACCGCGCGCCTGACAGTTCGGGCCAGCGCTAACGGAAGCATCGGTGCAATTACCGGTGCCTCATCGGGTAGCAGCAGTAGCGCGCCGCAGACGGTTGGAGCGGCCAACGGTAGCATTGGCAGGATCACCGGCAGCGCCAGCGCCCGCTTGGCGATCAAGGCGATTGCAACTGCCAGTATCGGCGCGATCACCGGCCTTAGCACTGCCCGCCTTACCAGCCGTGGCAGCGTTGCGGGCAGTATCGGCAGGATCACCGGTAGCGCATCAGCGCGGCTTACGATCCGTGCCAGTGCCAGTGGTAGCATCGGCGCGGTCACCGGCAATGCGGGCGGCAGCAGCGGCGCGGCTCCGCAGATCATCGGTGCGGGCGTTGGGAGCATTGGCAGGATCATCGGCGGTGCCGTTGCCCGCTTATCGATCACGGCCAGCGGCTTTGGCAGCATCGGCGCGATCACGGGAATTGCGCGGGCTGGAAGCGGCGGCACTGCCCCTGTCCGGTTCATCTCATTTGCGGTTGAAGCCAAGCCGTTGACGTTTGTGGCCGAGCAGAAAACCTTGGCCTTTGTAGTTGATGAAGATGGAGATCGGCGCGTGAGAAACATGCCAAACAAGATCGTCAGCGAGGTCTGGAAGTGCGGCCTCGACCTTACACCGTGGCTGGCTGGAGGCCGCACAGTTACTGTCCTGCGGCACGAGAATGTGACGGGCGGTGTCCAGGTTGATCAGGTGAGCCTCGACGGTGCTGACACCGGCACGTTCCGGCTGTCTGGCGGCAACCGCAAAGGTACGGCCCAGTTCGACATCGTGGGCGACCTGTCAGACGGAAACACCTTTGGCCAACGCTTTCAGGTCACCTGCATTTAGAAGAATACCGCCCTTACGGGGGCGGCTGAGGTGTTACGAGCACCTCAAACCGCGAGCACGAACTCGCACCTAGAGCTGGCATGCTCAGCTCATCAGCGCCCCCGGCCGTGACGGCGAGGGCATCGATAGGTGCAAAAGAATGAAGGAGTCGTTTCGTTGCGGCGCTTGTAATGCGTTGCTGTTCCGAGCAGAGAATGGGGCGTTGGCGGGCCTTGTCGAAATCAAATGTCGACGCTGCCGCCAGATCAACCAATTGAGGCCAGTGAGCCCGACCCGGAGCGCCAACAGAGCCGCCACCGGAGAATGACATGGGACGCATCAAAGAGGAGGCTGCGCCTACCAGTTCCGGGGCCGCAAGCCCCGGACGGAAGCCACCCGCCCGCAACGGCTACAAGTATCGCCCGCAGTACGGATTGATCGTCCAGTGCCGCGACGAGGCCGACCAGCGGCGGGTCTTCGACCGGCTGAGCAAGCAGGGCTATTTGCCCAAGGTGGTGTGCGTATGAAAGTGGCCGCACACCACCGTTGCGACGATGTGGCGACATATCGTGCAGCCCGCGTGAAATCGCTTTTCAACGTCGACGATCAGGCCACGCGGTTTGACATCGAGGCCGACCTTCCGGGCATGGATGAGGACTGGCAGATCGGCGTGATCGTGGGGCCGTCCGGGTCGGGAAAGACGAGCCTTGGCCGCGCAACCGGGCCGATCTACGAGCCATGCTGGCCGCAATCCTCACCCATCATTGACGCGATTGGGCCTGACCTTCCGTTTGACGATGTTACCGGCGCGCTGTCTGCGGTCGGCCTTGGTAGTGTGCCGACTTGGCTTAGGCCCTTTGGGGTTCTTTCCAACGGGGAGCAGTTCCGGGCGATGCTGGCGCGGCTTGTTTGTGAGGCACCGCCGCTGGCTGTGGTTGATGAGTTCTCGTCGGTAGTTGACCGGCAGATCGCATGCGTTGGCGCGGCGGCATTTGCCAAAGCGTGGCGGCGCGGCACCGGGCGGGCCGTGCTGCTGTCATGCCATTACGATATCCTTGATTGGCTGCAGCCCGACTGGGTTTATGACACGGCGACGGGAACGCTAGAACGGGGGTGTCTTCGACGAAGACCATCGTTTGAACTGGAGATCAGGGAAAGCAACTGGCAGCACTGGCCCCTGTTTGAGCCGCATCACTATCTGAAGCTGCCGCACATGATCGCAGCCCGTTGCTATGTCGGATTCGTTGATGGCCAGCCGGTCGCGCATCTGGGCGTTTCTACGCGGCCTGGACTGATCGAGGCGCGCGCCTGCCGGTTGGTTATCATGCCTGAATGGCAGGGCATCGGCGTTGGGATGCGCTTTCTCAACACCGTGTGCGAGGCATGGGCAGATGGTCAAAACCGGTACGGCAGACGCATGCCGACTCTGTTCCATACCAGCCATCCCGGGCTTGCCGCTGCGCTGCGCCGGGCGAAGGGATGGACGCAGGTGTCGGGCAGGCTACATGGCGAACTGAAGGCGCGAAGCCTTGAAACGCTGCAGCGATCATACGAGCGTGGAAAGATGACCGCTCATAGCCACGGCAGCGGCTTTGGCGGGCACTTCCGCGCCGTACAAGGCTTCCGGTATTTGCTGCCGGAGGACAGGGCGTGA